TCTATCACATAGTCACCTGCAGACATCTTATCTATGAAAAGAAAAGCAATAGTAGTTGTAATGCAAAAGAAGGCTGTTATGACAAACCTCGGAGTTTTAAATTCTGGATCACTCATTACACCCTCGTTATTTCAATAGTAAAATTATTTAGTATGTCACACCAGTCTGTTCGATTCATTGCTTACACTCGCTTAAGTGATCGCATAACAATTGACAGCCTTTTAGCCCTTGCTGGCGTTTGTTTAGCCCACAAAGAATCAAGCATCTCATCTGCCGCCTTATTATAATCTTGTGCACGCAAGGCACTGACCATGTTTTTAAACTTCATCACACCGTTAACGCCTAACTGATACGCCATAGCATACAAAACCTGCCAAGCTTCTTCATACAAGATAACGCGATCAAACCTAGCCTGTAACTCACTCTTTAACTTATTAAGTCGGTGAATAAGTAATAGCTCTGCTTCCTCTTCATCAATCGGCATCTTTGTACCATATCCGACTGTGTCAAAGCCTAATGAATCCTTGTAGACAGTGCCAACAAATCCTTCCTCGCGTTTTATGTCACTTATTAAATTCATTTAATCACCTTCATTAATAGCAGAGCGCTTATAAGCTGTCTCGAAGTCCGCTTTCACTCCTCCCTAAATAACTTTCCAATCGCCTGAAACAGTGTTCACATATTCAAGCGTGCTTGTTCCGTCTGAGCCAACCTCTTTAGGTGTTCCAGTGTTAATCGTTGACATAGCAAATTGAACGCCAAGTGTACCATTGTTCATTTCCAGATCTCGAACACTTCCAGTATCTGCCGCGCTAAACATTTCTTGCACCTTATAACGATTTTCTGACGTTGCGAGAGTACCTACATTTTCATTATAGGCAACCTCATCAACTATCACAGTAAAAGGTGCTCCAACAGCAGGTACAGGGAACTCTAAAGTGTGTTCTATATTATTAAGTATTAGTGATGTGGTGTCCATCGTTATAGTCATGCTTGTGCCGTATGTGTGTTTAATGACTATACTTGATGGGTATATGCGTATAAGGTTCGATGAGCCAAGTGTTAACGATATATAGCCAACCACTGGCATTGTACTGTTGTGTTTAAACTTAAATTTGAGGTATCCCCCATTTCTAATTTCATTTTCCCCTGCAAAGCCAGTGCAAACTGGTATGAGTTTATTTGTTGCGCTTGAGTTCCACAGGACAACAGCAGGGTTAACTGTGATAGAGAAAGTATTTGAACTAACCTCACCCTTATCATTCGTTGCTTTAGCCACAAGTCCTGTTGTTGTCCCTGTTGCAGTAGGTGTTCCACCCAACGTCCCAGAGGCAGCGTTAATGGTAATCCCAGCTGGGAGTGTGCCAACGATCTCCCACAAGTCAACCACAGTACCTGCCGTTTGATATTCTACTAATTCGCGGAAAAACTCAACAGATTCAGTAAATGATACGTCTGGAAAGGTTGCTAGTGTAGGTATTACCGTAACCTCACTAAAATCCCCATTAGCTGGGTCATTCCATGCTGGTAAACCTATTCTGTTAGTTCCACCCACACTGTTATTAAAATCAGATAGCTTAATCGTAGAAGTAGCATACCCTTCAAAGGCTACCCCAATACCTGCACCGTTGGGTCTATAAATAGTATTACCAGTCACTTGATGAGAGCTTCCAGCTGTATGTACTGAGGGCTTTATACTTAACAGAGTAGCTCCTGATTTTGTAGAGTATATTGTATTCTCCGATAGTTCTGTATTAGATTTAGCGTCTATGCTTAATGCAATTTCATATAATTTGTTACCCTCTGCACTGAAATCTATAACTGTGGGTATAGCATTAGCTGCTGTTGTTAAACGTCCATCGTTGTCTGGTGATAGTGCCGCATTCTCATTTGTAGCTGAACCAGTAATAACATTATTCTTTAAGAATGCTGAAATCATACAGTATGAATATAAAAACCCTTTCTTGACTTTACTAGTTGTAGTATTGTTGAATATTTTAAAGTTACTTAGTACATTGTTTAATGGGTTATTAGTCGCATTACTTCCATCAATGAACCATTCACCACTATCTTGAAAATTATCATGCACTGAATAGTATTTTGTTTCAGGGCTATAATCATTATTGGTATTGAAAAAGTACCCCACATTTTCACCATCTCTAGCATAATTGAATGCAAAATGTGAATGATCGGATTTTAAGTTTGGGTATAAGAAATGATCGTATATATTAGCATCTGCTTGTGCTTCTATGATGTTACCAAGGAATGCAAATCTTCCAGTACTTGTATTTGTACAATAATAAGCACCTGATCTATTTTCGTGTAATGTCAATACAGTATCTTTTGGTATTGTTTCTAATAATGTTGCTGAGACTTGCCTACCTCCTGTTAATGTAAGTGTAGACCCTGTAGATGTTTCACTAGTAACAATATAGTTTGTGTATCCAACTCCACTATTGTTGGGTATGCGTAGTCTAACCGGTGCTCTACATCTTTCATTAAAGAAATCGACTGGTAATGTTTCTTGAATTGTTATAAATCCATCACCTATATTCGCAGATTCTACAGTTAATGTTTTAGTAATTAATCTATTATTACCATTTACTGTATTACCCCATGTTAGTTGGTTGCTTGCCTTGATCGTTAGGGATGTCGCATTATACGGGACAAATGCTGAATGTTGACATCTATCTTCAAAATAGTAATGTTGTTCAGCTAATAAGGCTGGATTTGTATTCTCTCCCCAGAAATTAAAATACAACCGTTGTAAACTATCTGGATTTATTGCCATTCTGCTGAATGTCATTGATTTGGAGTGAGTACTGTCACTAGGATTCATTTGATTATCAAATACATTAAGCTCTTTACTTGGGCTTTCATTAAATGTAAATACACCCGCTCCATAAGCTTCATAACTCAATCTTCCTGACTTGCTCCTAAACCCATGCACAGTTGCTAGTGTAGTTGACTCTCCACCTTTTAAATGAATTGCAAAGTTACCACCAGATGGTACAGTCGCATACTCTCCTTTGGGTCCATCAGAGGAAGTCAATCCTGTTTTATCTGAACCTAAAGCATATACGGAATCAATCTCAATTTCATCATCTGAAATCTTAGCACTGATTCTACGCAGTTCTCCATCGACATATATCCAGTTAGTGTTATCTCTATCATAACCATAAGATGTTGCTGTAGTGTGATTGTAGGTTGCAAATTTACCTGTTTGCACTAAACGTCTAGTTGCTTCAGTGTATACCCCTGCATCAAGTGCGAAGCCGTTAGGGTCTTTTCCATCATTTGTGTTATCACCATCCACAGAAGAGTGGTAGGTGTGTAGCTGGGTATTTTTAGCTATAGAGAAGGTTACCGAAACTACTCGCTCTATATAGCCTCCCTCATTTGTTGAAGATTTATATCGAGAGGATAGTCTAAGCTTATAATCCCCTTCTTTGCGGATTGGAAAAGTAAATTCTGGACCTACAGTCTCCCTAGAAAGAAACGCATCTACATAAGTCAAAGGTGCAGTTATGCGTTTGATTTCTCCTAAATCCTCGATGGGTGTATCATCTGAATAAGTTAGTAACCATCTAAAATCACCATCCATGTATTCATTAACATCTAATGTGCTTGATAACCTTACACCTACCAAGTTAGTAATATTTGCACTTGCCATTATGATAAATGGTGCTTCTTGTGCTTCTGGATCTTCGTGGAATGTTATAGCCGCATCAAAAGAGTCAACATCAACCGCATTTCTGCCTGTAAATTCAACAAGAGGGAAAGGACTTCCAAACATCATCATCCTTAAAATAGAAATTTGCATGGTTACATAACCCCATTATTGATATTTAAGCCACTTATCTTTTCCAATACCACCCTCTTAGCATGTTGTACATAATAAGTGAAAATAATAAAGTCGGCTATTTTACGTGTGAAGATTTTTTGCTGTTGTCCTAAAATCATATCTACAAAATCTCTTGTAATAATATAGCACTACGACGATTATTAGCTAACAACCCTGCTAAAATTAAAGCATCAACACCCTCTATAGTATGCGGATCAGTTACGTCAATAAATGTCGCAGCAAGTAACTTATCGTAGTAAAGCTTTAATTGAATGTTTGTCGCAGTAGCTGTAACAATTGATTCCTGTTCTTCTTGTGTGAATCTAGCTAAAATCTCAAGGCTGGTATATTGAGTTTTATACATTGTCACAACTGGTGGATTAAGGTGTAAATCAAGTTCTTCAGGCGTTAGCTCTGTAAACCCTGTCATGTTTCTGTCAATCAACTGTGTATCACTGAATGCGTAAACATCGCCCACTTTGTTTTTAAAGTATTTCATTATCTTAACTCCGCCCATTGCATAATGCCTGAAGGGCCATTCATTCGGTACGTTGATCCGTCAGGAACGACCACGCTAAAGTTTGACGAGATTGCTGTTGTATATGCAGCGTATGCAACATCAACTCCATCCACCACTATGATGGTGGTTCCAACTGCTGCTGAAGGCCGAATTGATATAAATATCGCCCTGCCCGTTGTGTTTGTGTATGTCACACCTGCGCTCCTACTAGCCGTCAAGTCCTGCCAAGCCTGCCCCTCACCAAGCGGCGCATTATACCACTTAGCAATCCGCTTGATCGTAACCGTAGCTGTTTCATCGACTAGCGATAAAGAACCAGCTCCGTTTTTATGAGCTTCGTTTACTATCACATTGTTAGCATCAGTAATCGTCTCTATCGTGTGTAGCCGGTTATTGCTAGCGCTTCCCGTGATTTGAATGACATCTCCTGCCTCAAGTGATAATGATGCGACAATGCCGTTAAGCAATATGTTATTAGTCAGCTTTGTGAATGTCGCGCTTGCTATAACTGACGGAGGCTTCAAGGACTCAGTAACCGCATTCTGACTCATAAAATCAGTCGTTGATGTCCCTGTTACTTGTTTCACGGCAGTTTTTGAAATCTTTTTATTATCTAATTCGTTAATTGCCGATTGCACATCAGTGCTTGAAATCTTTTTATTATCTAATTCGTTAATTGCCGATTGCACATCAGTGCTTGCTATATCTCCATTAGGTATGTTAATAATACCGCTAGCTGTAGATGCACCGCTTACAATCCATGCAGATCCTGTCCACACCCTGCGCTCTAACGCTACCGTATTGAAATACTCAGCACCAATCTGTAGTGGCTGACCGCCATTGTCTAGTATTGGATCGCTTGATTTTTCACCGAGATATTTGCTGTCGAATGATGATAGTACCAACTCCGCGCCCGACTGTGCGGCTTCTGCGGCTGTTTGCGCGGCTTCTGCGGCTATTTGTGCGGCTGTAAGACCTGATAATATATCAGTAACACTGTCCGTTGTATTAACTAATACACCAGTATCCCAATATAAGATTTTTCCATCTACAGGGTCAGGCAAATAAGCATCATAAGTTGTAGAAGATGGTGAGAATTTAAGTGACCGTCTAATATTTTCATCTTGTTGTTGAGCAATCATTGTTAAGCGGTCTAACGCTGTTTCATGTGTTTCAGCGGGAAAGGCATCACCAGAAATATAGTCAGTTGTTTGCGTTACAGCTACTTCCCTATAAATTATTAATTCTTCACCTGTTGCCGGTGGTGTAATCATTGTAACTGTACCACCTGCATCAAGGCCTGCCCCCACTATGGTATAATCTGTTGTCAGGGTTAATGTTGTGTCTACCCCTAATACACTAGTAAGAATTACAACAATGTCAGAGTTAGTAAAAATTTTATAAGGAAAGCTGAAATCAGTTGTAGCATCATTGCCGCTGTATGCTATTTTAGAAGATGTTGTACTAATTGTCATGACTATTCCTCATTTGAGACACTATCGTTAATACCATAGAACCCAGATTGTATCAAGTAGGAATGAATATACTTCACTTTCTCTACTGTGGCTAGTTCTGTTGGTGTAGACTCTAATAGTTTAGCGGCAAAAATAGGGTCATTCATTGCCTCTACCAAGACATCTTTAATTTTTTGAGCAGGCATTTTTTGAAACATTTTACGAGCTGCCCTTGCGCCTGCTGCCTGTATCATCAGTATACGACGACTACCTACTGCTTCTGCTGCCTTAGTTGCTATAGAGGCACCTGTGCCACCCACTATTAAGTCAGTAATTATTCCTGCGGCATCTTCTTCTACATCAATGGCAATACCTGGTGCCCGCGCTGTTTTAATCTTACCTGCCGCATCAAAAAGCTTAGTCATTGTGGATACTTGTTCTTTGGATATTACGCCATTCTTGACCATTACATCGATAACTGACTTTTGACCATATGCGGTAGAATCAAATAAAAGGGTTTTCATCTTATCTAGTTGAATTGCACCAGTTGGTGTAGTGGCTTTTTTAAGTGAAGCATCTAACATAGAAGTTCGTAACCCATCTATTGCTTCAGGACCACCCCTATTTGCTAATTTTGCTAACGCTGTAATTGATTTTTCAGGGTCAAGGGCATCAATGGCATCACCTGCTGCCTTGATTGGATCACCTTGCACAATCTTAGCAAATGCTGTTTTCTTATTGATCACATCGCCTGCTTTTTTGGTCAACACTTCAATTTTCTTTCTCGCCTGTTCTGACGTTAACGCAGTAGTGAGGTCTTTCTTCACTTCAGGGAATCGGTTCATTAATTCTTCATTATCCCGAATAAATTTAGATAGTTGGCCTGTTGCAATTTTACCCGTTTCTGGGTCAATGGTGTTAGAGGCTGTTAACCTAATAAGCCGTTCTTGAGCATCTAACATGACCGTTAGTGAACTATCATCTGTTATACCACGGTTAATCAGAAAGCGTGTACCTTCTTCTAACTCTGCCATCTGTAACGAGCCTGCCTCTTTACCCGTAGCCAATGCCCGTTTTAAGACGAGTTCAGGAGGTATGCGTTGACCATACTTACCTTTTGCTAATGCCTTGCCTACGAAGCTTCTGGTGAACGTATCATGCAGTTCACGGGAAAATGTTCTAGCCTCGTTATAAGCATCAGCTAACGCTTCATCACCTGATTGACCTAATTTAGAAAAAGCAGTGTCTACATCATCTAGTGCTGATTCGGCAAGTTGTCCATAGAATCGTGCATCACTTGCATTGCCCGTGTTATCGGCTTGCCGTGCCAATACTAATGCACGTTTTCTAAACTTAATAAGTTCATCAGTAGGTAAAGTTTCACCTTTTTTAATTAATGCTTTCCAATCCTTGATAGTACCCTCAATAACATCAGGCACTTTCTCACGGGCTAATAACTCATCTTTTAAACTAGCAAATCGTGCAAAGGTGTTATCAGGAATAGCGGCTATACCTTTAGGTACTTTATCCCATAATTCACTTTCAGCAAGTCTTGCTGTAGATAATGATTCATCTACCGATTGAGTAGCAATTCTACTTAATTCTGATCGTGCTGATTGAGAATCTGTAGTTATCTTAGATGCAGCAACCAGTGCTTTATGTTCAGCCGCTTTAATATTGCCATTAAGTAATGCTTTGAAATAAGAGGATCTTAATTTAGCCGCTGTTTTTAAGGCACTTGGTTCACCCGATTGTGAAATAGCTTTTATCATTATACCGATACCTTCTAGCCCATCCCTTGCCGTTTTTTCAGAATGGGCACCAAAGTTGGCACTGTATTTACTTAATGATTCTTCTAGGGCACCAAGTGCCGGTGAACCTGTTTTCTGAGCAGAGGTTGTTGCTATACCCGTCATACCATTTTGCTTTAGTATTCTTGCTACTAGGATGGGGTCTTCACCATACTGTTCTAAGGTTTCACGTAATACTTTACCTGCAACCGACTCACGGGCAGCCGGTGAACTTAGCACTGCAAGATTTTTAGCCTGCGTGGTTACATTTCGCAAACCTGCCGTAATATATCGGATAGGGTTGAGTACACCACCTACAATCTCAGCGCCTACTCGTAAAGCAGTAGAATCGGGATTTACCTCAGTTGCAATTGCGCTACCTACTGCGGCACCTGTAGCCATCCCTGCTTCTCCTGCCATAAATGCTTTGGTGCTGGTGGATGCACTATTGAGTATTCCACTGATCCATTTACCAACTAAGCTTGTACCGGCTTTAATTCCTATTTTACCTGCTGCAACAAACCCACCTGACATGGTGAGGGATGACCCGAATATTTCACCCGCGTACGCCGCTGATTTTTGATCATCGGGTAAATCTTCTATGTTGTCAGTAACATATCCATTCTCAGCTAAAAACGAACGGGCTTCATCACCTACAAAATAGCCTGCGACACCACCTACTATTGTCCCTGCTAATGCCCCGGGGGGACCTGCCACCATACCACCGGCTACAGCACCGCCCACCATGCCTGCTGTGACACCACCTGTTTCAACGGCGGCACCTGCTGCTGTTTTAGCAAAGGTTTCAGGGGCACTAGGTGATTGGTCTGCAACAACATACTTATCAAAGGGGTCTTCTTTAGTAGGTTGTTTTTTACCCGTAAGTGTAATATCGGGTTGTACTTCACCTGTCACATACTGATCAAATGGGTCAGTTGTAGATTGTGCTGTTTGCAAGTTTTCGGCAACATTTTCCATTATTGCACCCCGCCTTCAGGTATTGTTCCTAGTCTACCTTTTGGGTCAACAAAACTATCACCTGGTTGTAAGTTCAACTTCTTCAATTCTTCTATAGACTTAACCCGTGGAGGCGCGCCCAACATCATTTGAAAATGTGTCATGTTTGCTAAATCTTTTAGTGCTGCTTGCCTGATAAGTGTAGTTGACTGAGGATTTGTAGCATCTTTAGAAGCCCGTGCTAATTCCTCAGTTAAATAATCATCTATCGCTACTATGCGACTAGTGTATGCCGACTCAGTATCAAAAGTTTTACCAGTAATGCTAAAACTTTCTTCAAGAGATTGGCGTTCTGTTTCAGCAAAACGAGGACTATTCTGTAAAGCCTTGACTAGTGTTTTTTGGCGTAGTTCTGCATATTGGCGGGCTTCAATTGTTTTTGTACCAACTCCTTCACCAATGACAGGAACCCCACCTACTGATTCAGCTACAGATGCACCTATTCCTACAACATCCTTACGACGACCCCATATTGTGTTTTCAGGTTTAGGTGGTTGTTCATCACCAAAGGCAGGAGAGATAGCATCTTCAGGTTTACCAGTCCCTAATGGATTACTAGCACCTTGTTGGTTAGGTAATGGTCTACCCGCTCGTCGATAATCTTCAACTACTTGTGGTGGTAGTCCTGGCCTACGTGTTTCTAATGCGCCTGTAGTAGGGTTTGTATATTGAACAGGTTGTGTGTAGTTTACAATAGCTGCATCAATTTTGCGTAAATCTGATTCATCTGCCATTCCTGCTGCCATCATTGGTCCAATGTCATTCATTATAGAAAGTGACCGACCCGTGATACTATTACCGAAGTCACCGCCATTACCATTAGCTGCATCAATATTTGCTTTCTTAGCTACTTCAGCTTCAGTTAATCGTCTACCAAGTACATTTTCAATTTGTGCAATCTGATCACCAAAGGTAACAGGGCCTTTCTCAGGAGCAAGTCCAGCTAGTTTAAGTTTTTGTGGTGCTGTTAATGGTGAACCTGTAATAGCTTCTGCTTTTGCCACCAATTGCTCACCTTCAATACGACCTTTTTCTTCTTGTCGTTCAGCAACCGTTACTTGTGTTTTTAGTTGACGATGTAAGTCAGGATCAAGCAATTCTGCCATACCTTCATGATCTAACATTTCACGGGCGGCGGCAGTATCTCCTTGGGTTAAAAAGGCACTAACAGAAGATTTGACAATAGCTGACTTACCAGCAATACGATAACCCTGTTCCATTTCTGGTGTCATTGCAGGGGCAAGTTTATCAATCTCAGTGTCAAGGTCTGCAAAGTTTTCGAGCATTGCGCTAGGGACATCACCCGCACGATCAGAAAGACGATTAACGGTAGAATCAAGATAGTTTCCCATCATCTTAAACTGTGCTGAAATACTACCTTTATAGGCGGCACTAGCATAGTTACCATACTGTCTTTCTAAATCAGCTTTCAATGCTTCACGGGCACCAGGTGAACCTTTGAAGTTCTCCACTGATTTGTTTAATGATTCACGTAAAAAGTTGTTATATGATTTTACGGTATCTGTTGAAGATAAATCTTCTTCAGTTGAAATACGAGTAAACTCTTGTTCTACTTCCTGACCATAGGCATTTACAGCACGGACACTTTCGATAACATCTTCACGGTTCTTTTTACGAAATGCTACGGCTTGGAGAGAGGCTCCCACTTGCTGAAGGCTTCCACCTAGTTGTTTTTTAGCATTACCTTCCAATGACCCAAAACTAGAAGCATCTGCCGTTGGTCCTTGAAGTCTTACAGTTTGTTGGGGTATTGGTAATTTCATTTAGTTTTTCCTATTGAAAACTAGAATAAGTAGAGATGCCTTGGCTTACTCCTGACAACAATGCTGAACCTGCCGCAGTACTTTTTGCCTTTTGTGCAGATTGGGCACGCCTATCATATAATTTGGCTTGTGATTCACCATTCCATCTGGCGTTAAGGGCGTCTAGTTCTGATAACTCTGCTGTTTCAGCTAACACCATTAACGGTGTTCCTTCAACCGTTACACCTGATTTAGCAATTCCTGCACGAACTCTACCCAACTTAGTGGCAGCATCACGTCTAATCCGATCTTCTTCCGCCTTGGCTTCTAATCGTGCTACTTCAGCATTATACTGTGCAGCAGAGGATTCAGCATTATAAGATTGGTTTGACCCAGATATGGAGGAAATAGTACCAATTGCTGTAGATGCAAGTGATGCCCACATTAATGGTTCCAATCCACTCATCGCCTAACCCTCGCATATAATATTTGGTCTTTCCCATCTGGTCGGTATGCTACCATATATCCTTCTATTTCAAACCCTAACATTTCCATCCATCGGTGGCCTTGTTCAAAACCTACATCTACTGTAGCTTCTAATCGTCTAATAGGGTTTCTGTTAAAAAATCGTTTAACCGCTTTATGTATTTGAATAAAATGAGGGCCGGCTTCATCTGAAATAAGTGCCCATGCGATAGCCCTATTCTCCCACTGTGGGGCAATTCCCGCAATAGCGATTACTTCACCATCGACCTCACCTACTTGCACTAGACCTTTATCAGCAAGAACCTTAATATTTAAATCATCCAATATTCCACTCAAGTATTGTTGACTTGGTTGCAAAGCTAATTTTTGAGTGTCTCCCTCTTGCCATGGTCTAACGATCATTAGTAACAACCTGTGGCATTAAAGCCAAAATAGTACAGGGTAAAGGTAACACATGATGAAGCACCATCGACGTTCCAACTTCATATCCCGCAGGAAAGGGTAATAATTCTGTGTCACCTGTTAATAATGGAACAGGGTTATCCATAAGCGTATTAGAACTTCTAAAATGAATTTCATCTAACATGCTTTCGGCAGAACCAAACCATAACCCTGCCCCAGTTTTATCTACACGGATAGTAAGATTTGTAATCCTCATATTCTTACCTTGTGACGTACCATCGGCAGCACCTGCCTCTAAAGGCATTGTTTCTAAGACAGAGGTAAAAGGTAGTCCTACTGTTACAATTGTTGATTCATACTGTAAGGTTATTTCACCGCCTGTTACCGTTCTATTTGGGTGTACTGCACCATTAGTCAACACGGCGACTTCTTCACCCTCAAGATGATCTAATCCACTGATAACGGTTGCCGCAACACCTTCATACATTAACCCTGAGTCAACAAAATGTGCGTATTCATCAACTTTGTATTTTTCAAAATATTCAATATATCGAACATCACTACCATCGATAGTCCGTTTTACAACAACCCATGTTGAGTCCTGATCATTATCCCAATGAGGAATACTTACAATTGATTCAATAATGCCACTGATATTATGTCTATGCCACCCTACAACATCTTCAGATCTTTCATAGGTCATACCCACCAATTCACCATCAGCACAAGGTGCCCATAATATTTGGTCAGGTTCTTGTTGATAAGCTACTGCAATAATACCCTGTTGAGTAATGTGTTCTGATAACAAACTTAGATTGGGTGCTACATACGCATCATTATCAAACCGATATATAAATTCTCTTATTTTCTTACTTGATCGTTGTACAAATAATACCGCACCACCCACCTTAGTTGGCTCAAAGGATGCACTACCGTAAGATGTTTGTGGGGTAATGCTTACATTTGTTGGCGTTATTGGTTCATCTATAGAGGATGCCTTAACTACAAACTCACTACCAGATGTACCAACAATTAGGGCTTTGCCGGGTGATAGCCATTGAATAACATTAACTTCTTGTGAGTTGATCGTATAATTCAGAGCATCATCATCACGAGTCCCATATTTATGATTTTCATAATCACTTGAAGCAGAAGCCCATAAGGTCTGTGGTTTATTTGCTGAACCACCTAGCCATAACCGATCTTCATAAAACACGATTGTTTTAGGCCATCCTAGATAATCAGACCATGCCCCTTCAGCCCATCTATCAGATGCTGACAAAGAGGATGATGGGAGTAGCTTAACCACATCGGCTGTTACTACTGTGGTAGAGGTGTAAGCTTTTATTACTACATACCCTGACCCATCGTGTTGGTATTCCCAATTAACGGCACCATCGCTTTCTGTGCCTTTAATATGAATGGGTGGTCTAGTACCCGTTGTAGCTGAAGATGTTGCCTTATATAAAGCACCATCGTAAACTCGACGGTCACCAGAGGTAATTGCTTTAGCAGGTTCCCATAGGTTATATTTTGAGTTCAATACTTCTGAAAACTTAAAATATGCCCCAACTTGAGTTGCTGAAAATAAAGCGGCTGAAGCAGTAAGCGTTATACCCGCCCCTGTTATAGCAGATGCCGTAATAGTTAATACAGATGTATTTTCAGAGTTGAAAGGAGGCCAATCAAAATCTACTATAGCCATAGTCCAGTTATCATGGGCTGTACGTGATAATTTGTAAGGGGGGTGATTAGGGTGAGTTATGTACATAACATCGGCAGATTGGGCGTATCTGACACCATCTAACTCAGTATCAAGATAGGGTGTAGCTACCTCATACGCACTACCACCTGATAATATTTGACCACCGTTCATATAAAAACGAATATACAAATTACCGAACTCAAGTACATAAGCTTGTTCAGTATTAAATTCAAAAGGTATTAATCTTGTTTTTTTAGTTGAATCTTTTACCTCATTAACAAATTTAGTACCCGTTCTTTTTTGAGCAGGCCCATGTATTTGTGGTATGAAGTTCAACATGGTCTTGCAACCATTTTTATACTTGCCTAAGTCTGGTCGACCTTGTAGTAAAGGGGTTAGTTCACCAGCATTAAAGGATGTTTGAATTGGTGATGCTTTCATGATTACCTTCTACAAGTTATCCAGCTATCTTCTTCAAATAAGATAACAGGATTTTCTTGAGCATCAATTCGCTTGGCCTGATTCATCATATCCTCATACTCCACAAACAATTCTTGTTTCTTTTGAGTGCTTTGTGTAAGAGGTTCAGCTAATTCATAGGCTAATCGAGAAGCCATTGTTTCAATGCACAATGAGTCATAGGTGTTTGGATCAGTATTACGAAAAATGTAGCGTATTCTTAACACTGCATCATCCGTTAAAATATGACCGCTTTCTAACTCATACTGTTCAGCCGGTACATCATTAATTTCTAACAACCGTAAACAATCTGAAGGAATGGGGTGCTTATAAGCAAATCCCCAAACGGGTGCTTCTGTTAAAGGGGCTAATATTTTTCGCTTAGTGGCAAAGTTCCATTTGTGTGCCCTTAATACTTTATCACGAACAGCGGGCCATGCCCGATCACAAAGATTTGCTGCTTTGTTACCATCGGATAGACTTATGATTGGGCTTTGACCAACCTTGTCTAATGCTCGGTTACATACATCAATTACTGAGGCCATTATGTTCTCCCTTATGCGGCTGGGATAGCACCTTCAGTAATGCGATCGCGTACGCGAGTTAATGCTGTAAACAACGCAGCAGGTTCTACAGTATCGTCATAGAGAACCCGCACTGAGTTAGTTAATGTTAGCGAAGTGCCATCGCCATTAACCATATCTGCTTTATCTGTATTTACTGTCACATCGATAAATTTTTTAGCCATTTTAATACTCCTACTTAATTAAAAAAGGGGGAAAGAAATCCCCCTTTATCAAGGATTATTCTATAACGTAACAGATATATCCTGCAATCGTACTTGCTGATGCTAATGCTACATCTTGTGACGTTACACGGAGAACCACACCATCTTGTGATTCAAATACTTTAGTACCACCGCTTGCTACTACAGCAGAACCAAAGGTTTGGAAACCCGCTAACTCCACGTCGATACCATCGTCAAGACCGTTTGGATCAGCTACTACAGTGACACCATTGATATTTGTGTAAGCATCCCAACCTAGGTCTAAAGTAGCAGAAGCAGTAGTCCAGTTCACATAAGCATGAGAGTCTGGACCCAACACTCGAACTTTACCTGGTGGTAGTTTAACAATTGCAGCAGAACTTGTTGCCTCGCCTGCGCCTGATTGAGTATGTTCAAAATATGCAATACGCACCTTACCCAACATAACGTGGGCATCCTGTTTAACAGGAGGAGTGGCAACCATATTGCCATACTGTGTTGAATTTTGAGTTGTTACAGCCATTTCTTAAACCCTCCTATTAGGATTCAGAACATAAGATTTCTACAACCTTACCTTCTTCAGTACGAGTGGCACCAAATGTACCGTTAACATACACTTGTTGAGCGTAGTTTTTGTCAGCACGTTCACCTATCCGCGCACTAACATCATTCCACATACCCACATGCATACCCGATTTAGCCCATGCCACTACACGGCGATATGAACTAGCATCTGTTGTTAAGCGTTCAGAGTGTTTAAATTTGAAACCCATGAAGGTATTAATATCACCTTGAACTAATGCTTTAACTGTATTGTAATCAGAACTTGTTACTTCAGTCGTACCAAGTAAATCATCCAATTGTTGAGCAGTTACAGCGATGAATAGTTCATCCATGTCCATATCAACTTGGTTTTGCAAAAGGATTTTCTTAGCTGTTCGTAACTTAGCAATAGTCAAACCAGATGCAGCAACACCAATTTGTTGCTTACTTGTATCAAACGGGGTAGATACTGTACCGTTTTCACCTGTTAAAGATGTGCCTAATGCCGCATCGATAATAAGATCATCAAGTTTGCGACCTAACGCATATGAGCCATTGATTGCATATGGGCTTGTAGGGTCAATAAGCATACGAAGCTTATCTTCACTATCAATCAAATCAGCCCAATCGAAGTCACGAGGGTGAACCCAACGTGCATCGTGTGGTGTAGATATTAAAGGTGTGTCACTATGGCGAGTTGTACGTTCACGGGCTGTAACAGCACCGATTTGTTCAACTACTTTAGCGGCTTTACCCGTGTAAGACCCAATGGTGCAACAATCACGTAGTTTAGAACCACGTTGTTGAAGCAATAAGGCCACGTTTGTTGTATATTGTTGCACTGAGGCAACACTGACTTCATAACTCATATGAATATCCTCAAATTAAATCAAATAGCATCGGGCATTTAATTTGACTTGTCCTTTGAGAAGGGGTCATGTTTTAGAACCATTGTTAGTAGAACGTGGTTGTCTCTTACGAGGCCCGTCTTCCTTGGCAACAGCGGGTGATTCCGATTTATCACCACTTGTTTTTAAAAATTCTGGCATTTCTGGTTTATCAATGACAGTTTCACTTTCTTGCAAATTTAACACATATTTTTCTAACTTGATACAAGAATTAATTATTACATCAGCATCTTGCACCCCAACGCGGGTAGCTTGTGGCATAATTGCCTCAATTAGCCGTAATCTGACTTCTTCATTATTAGGCATTAGCTGCTTCCATTAGTCTTGACATTTTAGCAATTGCATCTTTGTCACCACTTAAATATTTACCCATAAACCCTTTATCGAGTTTAAGGTCTGATATTTGGGCGTTTGCTTGAGCAGGTGTTGTACCGAAACTATTACTACCTTTGTCACCTGTTTCAAAACTAGATTCACCCATCTTAGAACCCATTCTAGCAAACAACTTAAGCATATTAGCTGTACCCATTTCAGATTCTAATGCTGATAATTCTTCTTGCTTGTAACCTAATGCCCGTACTGCATTTTTACCGGCATCAATTTGTGAATTATAGGTTTGACCCCACTCCTTCTTCAGGCTGGCAATATCTTTTTCACCCTGTGCGGCAGACTGTTCAGCCATGCTAGCCATTTTGCCTTCAGCCATGCCGTTCCAATCTTCATAAAGTCCTTGTGCTTGTTTTGAAGAAATGCCATGTTTATGGGCTGTTTCACGGAACCATCCATCAAGTTCCTTATCGCCACCTTCAGGCATTTTCAGATCATATTTGTCAGGTGTTTCAGGTCTACCCATTTTGTTGAAGAATGAGTCCATTTGTTCTGGTGTTGCATCTGCACCAGGGAGTTCAACTAAGTCTTTACTACCACCTGCAAATTTTTCAAGGTTTCGGTAACTTTCAAGCATTTTGCCCGGAGAGTCCCATCCCTTATTTTGAATAAACGCGGTGCTATCATCACCTAATCCTTCTGTCCAATTTGATTGGTTGGTGGGTGCTGGTGGTGTGCCACTATTGGCAGGTGGTGTATTAGCTGGTGCAGGTGGTGGTGTTCCACTGTTATCGCCTAGGGCGGCAGTTCCTTCATCACTCATTTGGGAATTCCTCTATTTGTTTGTAAAAAGTTTTTGTTTAAGTAAATACCCTTCCAATGCCCAAATCTTATTTCGTGCATTTTCATATGATACCTTTTGCCCTATTTCAGCATTAAAATTTTCAGGACTAGCGCATGCACTTTCACCTGTGACGGTAAAACCATTTCTCAATGTCATACAACAAACAGTCAAACAACTTCCCTCAAACACATGATATGACACATTATCAATCGTATCAGTAATTAGTTGAGGGTTTAGCCGTGGGGCATTTAATCCTTTTTCTTGAATATCTTTTTCAATATCAATCTCACTCATTTGGGAATTCCTCTATTAGGTTATAAATTTGTTCTTCAGTTAAATTCAAATGACTTTGTATTCTAAGCCATACTTCTTGCCTACCTAGTTGCAGGTAGGTTGCTTGCACATTATTTACATCGGCGGCACTTACAGTACCACGGCAGAACCGCCTTAAGTCTGCCAATACCGCATTACCCGGCGCACCACTAAAGGTAGCCTGGTATGCTGTTCTTCTAACTTTTAATCGTATTCCGAACATAGGTTATCCTGTTAACAATTGATTAGCAGATGCCGCATCTTTTAATGCCCCTGCTACAGGTTTAGCCGCATCAATCATTTGTTGCTGTTGTTGTTGTTGTGCCCGTGCTTCCCTAACCTGTTTCACTTGGTCTGGTGTTCTGATCATAGGACTTGGCACACCAGAGACTTCAGCAGTACCTCGACCTAATTCATCAGGGTTAAAGATATCCAAGATAGAAGGGTCCATTTGGGCAAAAGGTGCTAATAATTCCATTGTGCGTTGCACACCCACTAATTCTTCAGCACGTTGCATCCGAGACATAGGAGAATCGTAAATTACTTCATACTCTCCACCAGCATCAATTAAAGCTTGTGGCAAAGGTGGTAACTTATCAGCACGCATCAATAAATCTATTTCACGCTCAATGAGCGGACCCAATGCTTCAGATTGTTGACGACCCACTGTTGGCGTTAACAACATACCTTTTTCTTGTGCCCGAATCAATGCCTCAGTAGCCGTCATTCGAGGTGTGTCAACAAGGATTTGAAATAAACTCATTAAGAAGGCATCTTCAATGCTCTTTCTACGTTGCTCCATCTTAACATCACTGATATCAAGCCTTGCGCCCATATCCAAGCGTTGTACAGTTGGTCGACCATTCTGGTCTATCCCTCCTGGTATAACAGCATCGGGTCGAAGATCAATTTTCATACCGCCACCTAATACACCATCGTCATTGACTAGGATAGGGGGGCTGATCGCTTTATGGGAAGCACGAATATCAGTCTTATTCATTTCCTGCAACATGTTAATGTCAGCGAGGGCTAACATTGCAGGACTACGACCGTATACTTCTCCCGGTGCTGTAACATAACGACTGATAGAGTAAGGCCAAGAATGATAACCACTCTCCTCCATCATCACTTTATCATCTACCGCAAGGTACAACGAAGCCCAAGGCATACCTTTAGCATCAGCACGGGTTTCATCATAATCATCACGAGGCATGACTGCATGAATGAAAGCAAATTCTTTATTACGAGTTGTTGGGTTTTCGTAGGCTTTCTTGATCTTTTCAGGTACTTTATCTTCACCCCATTTCTGGACAGCTTGTCGTGCTGTAAAGTTAAAATTTCTGAAAATTGTGTCCACAACACCTTGGTGGTTCTCCATCATGTATAAATCTTTTAGATGGATGGTGCGATATCGTAAACCCGTGTTAGAATCATAGTCAATAAACAATACGCCTGTACCAAAGGCACCTGTTGATATCCACCTTTCATAGTTTTGACTAGCAAAGTTAGCTTTTGGTGCATACCGTGAGGCAAACAACACCTTGTTTACTTCATAGAACCATGCTTTGACCTCTGGGTCTTTGTTTAATAATCGGTCAGTTGTTTGAAGGTTGTGCCATAAGGTCTGACGAGGTGTGAGCAATGAGTCCATCACTGAACCGAATCGCTCTAAGGCTATTTCAGGGCGTGAGTCAAAAATCTTCTGATTACGTTTAGCCCCTTTGGTTTGTTCACCTTGGAAACCAATATGTCGAGGAAGCACTAATTCTGCTATTTCCTCCCAATGCGTTTCCCAATTAGACCGTTCCGCTTTTGCAGAATCAACTATGTGGAAAATGTCACCTTCCGATAGTCTCATGTGTTAAGCACCCATCAGTTGTTTAGTACCCGTATTGGCATCAGTCGTTAAACCTTGCCCACCTGTTAACATAGTTGATGCTCTACCACGGTTCATTTTCTGCCGTCTACGCTCTGCATCGGAAGTTGCCTGAACAACCACACTGTCAATCTTAGGTGGTGGTGGCTCAATCGCCACCGGCGCTGGTGCTTTACTACTAAATAATCCACCCATTATAAAATCCTCTCAAGTTCCAAATATATCATAATCAGTAATTGCCCTAATACTTCTACCCATTCTACGAGATGTTTGCATGTCTCTACGGGCGATGTTTGAAGAAAAAGTTAAACCAAGTGCATCGGCATCATCGGTTGATTCTAATCCCCTTTTCTTCATGGATTCTTTAGATTCTATCTTAATTTGACCTCTTTGGATAACTTCATATTCAGGCCCTGTTAAATCTTCAGCCAATAATGTCGTTTTATCAATGCAACCAAAGGTCAACCATTCTTTAAGTTCACCCCATAATTCAGCACGTTTATTAACATATTTCTCACCGTCGCGAGGCTTCCCACCACTTTGAACTTCTATGACCTTATAACCCAACATCTTTAATCTGTCAACTACACCACCCCCTACACCGCCACCATCAACAAAACACCCATCGGGTCTGTATTTGTCAATCAGGTGGGCAACTTCTTCTGCTAACTCCATGGTATTGAGTCCGTTGAACCGAACAGCAGGGATACTTCTAGCATCACGACCTTGCCTGAAACGGATTACACTATCGTTATTCCCATAACGTGCAACGTCAACTCCCATCAATAACGCGCTACCAGAATCAGGTTCTAAATCACGCATTTGCGCATCTTCTACAAGCTCTCGACCAATAAACTGATTACTACCCGTTCTAGGAAATTGACCCTTCACCTCAACACGGGTTACATCATGGTCTTCACCATACTTTTCAGCAATACGTTTATACACGGCATTATCTATTCCTTCTACCATGCGGCTGTCTATCGAAACATGATCCCAATACGCAGCATCTTTGTGGAAACAATCAAAAAATCGACCCGTGTTACGACGAGGATTACTAATTACCACCCACATTCTCAACTCAGCCAAATCCGTAAAGAAACCTTCAGCTACGTTCCATATCGAGTCACTAACACCAGAGGCTTCATCAAACTTCACCATCATCGCTATCTGACTATGGGCACCGGCAAACGCATCAGGGTTCTCCTCACTCCACGATTGCCCTTCAGCATAATAATACTGTGTATCAATCCGTAGTTGTTGCTCAACCATGTTACCGAACCAACTAGCAGGGCGTATCGCCATCGCAGTCTTCTCGAACCAATGCCGGTTCAATGCCATCATGATCCACTTGCCCACCTCAGCCATCGTTCTCGACCGTAACTGCGTTTCCGTATTCGCTGTGGTAATACTCGTGCCACCTATCCAACACGACATCATCCAACAATCTAACATCGCCAAAAAAGCCGACTTACCCGGCCCACGGCCTGAACTCACCGCTAAATAAATTACACTAGGCGTTAAACCAACCTTAATCTTCTCCCGATTCAACAACATCTTTTCACGGATGTTCCTAAACTCTCTCAACTGCCAACTACGAGGACCATCAAACTTTTCTAACGGCGTACCCTTCTCACCCCAAGGGAACACATACCTGACAAACCCCTCCGGGTCATACTTGAACGTGAGAATTTTCTCAATAAGTTCCTGTTCCTGCTTACTTGGGCCAGTAGACTTTGCCATTTACTCTTCCACCTCTACATCAATGACATTATTATCTATCCGCAACGCCGCTTTCGCCATGGCATCACCTATGTCCAAAGCCACATTAATGTCCAATGTCCTTGCCTCACCATACCGATTCCTGTTCCATACACCCAATAACCACTTGCGAGTCGATATCCTCAATGCATCCCGTTGCGTATCATTCATCGGACCATCCACACCATCGGCTATGTCAACCATCTGGTCTTCTATGCGCTCTGCACCAAGGGCACGGGCTTTATAATATTCCGTCTTCCTTTCCTCCTTGGCAAACACCCATGTAAGAAACGGACCATACTCAGGCATTACAGGGTCACTACATATCGAGGTCAATGTCTCACCAGCGGCTATCCGCTCAAGTGCATGATACCAGACCCACTCAGCATACACAGGCTCGGTGGTCTTTTTAGGGGGCTGTAGCCAATAAGGGATACCCGTTTGTGTGATTAATTCTGCCATATGGCGCGACTGTATCACATTTTTTATATTTTTAAAATTTTTATTCCATGGTGTTGCGTTGTTGCCGAGTTGCCGAGTTGCCGAGTTGCTGGTGGTTCGGTTACGTTGGTCGCACTGGTCACAGGGTTTATGAGTAGTTTGCACTAGTTCGGCTAATCTACTTCCCATCAAACTGCTACCGTGCTGTTTCGGCTAATCTACTTCCCGTCAAACTGCTACCGTGCTGTTGAGAATTATATATTTTAGAAAATCAGTTGTCGGTGTATGGGTTACCATCCCTAGTCACAGTACAGCCCGGCGTTGGGGTCCCCCCACCCCCTCAAAAGAAAATCGGTAAAAGAATCAATAACTTACCGTGCTACTAACTACCATTCACCCCACCACCCCTCAACCATGCAGATGATTAACCAGGTCGCCTTGTTGCTGTGACCTCCTGTGTGCCCGTCTAAGCTGTTATATCTTCATACCGGTACATTGTATCCTTTTCGACATGGCTAACGTGTTGTAGGTGGTGTGGTGTTGCCGTGGTGATAGGTTGTGATGGTGGTGTGAGGTTGCCGGGTTGCCGGGTTGCCGGTGTTGCGTTGTTGCGTTGTTGCCGAGTTGCCGGTGTTGCCGTGTTATTGGGTAACCGTGCTAATAGATAGGTCAATTATATACCGTGCTGGTGGGTGTAATTGACTAAATACAGCTGGTAGCAGGGTTACCGTGCTAATGGGTAATTATTCCATGCTGACAGCTATGTTTTACCGTGCTAACAACCAATGGTGACAAAATAACCTTTAGGTGGGAAGGGGGGTAAAATCAACATTTTTTGTTGCCAGCATGGTTGACCGCATTTACCCTCTTGTATCTCTTCCTCTAGGGCACATTGGGCGCACTCGATGCCAATTACACCCAACAGCACGGTAATAATCCACCCAGAAACAAGGAAAACACTCATTGACACGGTAGCCAGAAAACAGGAGATTTTTAACCCTTCTATTAGATGCGATGTTCCTAGCATGGTATAAACACTCAACAGCACGGTAAACCAAGTTACCAACACGGTTATTTAATGCGCAGTGCGCCCAATGCGCCCACGGTCAAAAACACACTGTCACCACTGGTTACACTACTCAATAGCATGGTATACCTAGCTACTAACACGGTTAAATAATTAAATTGAATAAAGTTGTTGACAATGTAATACAGTTGTTTTAACTTAGTAACCAAGTCGCCAGCATGGTGACAATAACAACAATATAAAGAGGTGATATGATGAATAAACAAGACTTAACACGGTATAGCGATGAAGAACTCTCTCTTGTGGTGTTCAATACTGAGCGGTTGTATAAGATGCGTAATGACAGTGGTTTGATTGATGAATTATCATGCTTTTTCTACTTTACTAAAGAGCAGTTAAAAGTATTACAAGATGATTTACTTGAAGATATGAAGGGGTAATAACATGAAAGAACAATTAATAAGTAGATATGGTTATAAAAACACGTCAAGCATGGCGGGCCGTGGTGAGCATGTAGAGTTTTATCCATCTGATGTAGTACGGGCTGCATGTTGGTTTAACGTATATGGCAACCCTTCTTACTGTTTATATTTTGAAGATGGTAGCACGTTATATTGTGTGGATGATTATGGCTGTATGAATGGTTTACCCGTTAGCCGGGTATTGGTGCAACGTAAGAAAGATTTGTTTAGGGGTTAAGTGATGAACTTAGTAGAAATTACACTATTGATCAACTCGCCAACAATACCCGATGATATGAGAGAGTATTACATCAATCAAAGGAGGGAGTTAGTCAAAGAGATTAATAATGATATAGATGGTCGTGATTTTTCATTGCGGGAATTGTTATTACTAAGCCCACGGCCAGACTTAGCAGATACTATTTAAAAGGGGGTAAATAATGATTAAGTTTATAGCGATAATTCTAGCCGGGTACGTGTTTGTATCAATCCTGGACACGTACCAGCCAGACTTGGCAACCATGCACCCGACTAGCCCGTATGAACGGTGCATGGGAGCGTTTGCCGGTGGACCTAATGAAGGCCAATGTATATATTTAAAATAGGGGAATAAAAATGAAAAACATAAACAAAGTAGCAACACAAGCAGCCAATCAAAAGAAGGCCATTCAAAAAGAAGCTTTTGCTGTAGTTAATGAATTAATTAATAGTGACACGTTCCACGCAGCAACACTGGACCAGTTAACCACGTTGTATAGCTACTTTATGCCTGCGATACCAAATAAACCTAAAACAGTTTACCAATGGCTTAATAAGATCAAAGCTAAAAATGACGTTAGGCGATATCTAAACTATGTATATTGTGACGGTGGGAGATTGTGTGCTACCGATGGCCATAGATTATTAGTTACCCCTAATGATGATGGTTTAGCAATTGGGTTTTATGATGAAGCCATGAACCATGTTGGTACTGATATAGGCACTTACCCAAATCTTGACCGGATAATACCTGCTACAAGTAATAAAACGCATGAAGTCGTATATATACCCACCGAATTGAAAGGGTTAGAGGTTCGTCCTTTTGAACATGGGTATAAAATAAACATCTTTGGTAATGTATGGGTCAACCGTAAATATTTATTAGATGCAGTAAGTTTTACCAAAGATTCCACCTTTATAGCCTACCGTAATAAAGAATACATAAACGCGGCTATTAAAATTGAATTGCATGACTTAGACAATGCGGTCCAGGTTATTATGCCAGTGAGTGAACCAATTAAAAATAAAAGCGAGTAACTGATATGAACAGTAAATTATTAAAAGAAGTTAAACAACTAACCGCAGCCAATCAACACAATTTATCAAGGTTGGCACTTGCCAGGGTTGTACATAATAACAATTTAGCGATGGCTTACAGTGGATTAGAAGCGGTATGTACTTGTTATGGTAGAACACCAGACCAGGTGTTTTCTTTACGTCGTGAACTGGATATACGATTGAAATATTCATTGTATGAGTATTATAAAAGTGAACAAACAACTGCAGATCAATTATGGGGTGCATTATGAAAGTAACTAACATGAAAAACGAAAAAGGTAGATCGATCCCTAATCAATTCATCGTATCAGGTGAGAAAGGTGAATTCTTTGTTGAGTATTTTCAAAGTTACGATAGCAAGATAATTAAAAGGGTATCAGGTCCACACGGGACAACGATAACGCTTGACCGTGATACATGGGACTATTCAGTAACAACGGGGAAGTATAGAAATATATTCTTGGGTGAAACTAAAAAAGAAACTCAAAAAAAGATCGATGATGGTGAATATTTATTGATGAACCTTAACAGCTAATGATTAACCGTAAACTCTATTTATTATCCCCTTGTTTTGGTGATCGTGTAGCAGTTTACCGCTTAGATAAAAAGGACACCTTACAAGGGGTTGTGTTCATCGATGGGTTAGTTAGATATGATAACTCACCATGGTTGATTCCTGAATACATTAAGCAGGAAGCTGTACGCATACTACACGCTTCAGACTTTGAACTTAAACGCGGTTACACCTTAACGGGTGAATCGTGTCAGATAGGGTAATAAAATGAACATTGATGAAATTTTAGAAGACCATAAAAAATGGCTTATTGGTGATATGTCAGGAACACGGGCAAATCTAGAGGGTGCAAATCTAGAGGGTGCAGATCTAAAGGGTGCAAATCTAGAGGGTGCATATCTAATGGGTGCAAATCTAGAGGGTGCATATCTAATGGGTGCAAATCTAAAGAGTGCAGATCTAAGGTTTACAAATCTAGAGGGTGCATATCTAATGGGTGCAAATCTAGAGGGTGCAGAGTTATGGGGTTGTTCTGGCAACAGATTAGAAATTAAATCATTATTTATGAGTGATTGTTATCCAATAACTTACACAGACCAATATATGCAAATAGGATGCGAGTGCCACAGAATAAAGGATTGGTGGGGGTTTAGTGATAAAGAAATACGAGAAATGGATGGTAAAAAAGCATTAATTTTTTGGCGGGATTGGAAAAATACTATAAAAATGATTATTGAAAAGGATCCAGCTAGGGGGATAATAAAATGATTTATATAATTCAAGAATTGGTGGACCGGTATGGTTGGGAAGATGTTGAAATTTTCCAAGATGAAAAGGAAGCAGCCATTCAATTGAAAAAATACCGTGAGACTCATAAAGGGACAGCCTTTAAACTTATTAAAAAGGTGGTGACAGATGATACCAAATAATTGGCAAGAATTAGATGAACAAATAGAAATATTAAATAGTGAGGGGTGCGACTGTGAACACTGAAGAAACATTAAAACAATGGCGCGAGCGATTAGGTTACACACAACCACAAATGGCGTTATATGTGAACCTTCCATACACCTCATGGGTGAACTATGAGCGTGGAAGATGCACAAAGCTACCGACTACAGCAGTGGAGTATTTCAAGTTGATGCGAATGTTGGAAGTCTTTAACCCTGCTGTATTGGAAGTTAACCGAAATAGAGTGATTGGGGTGAACCTATGAGTTATCAAGTAGATTTAATAATAATGCACGGTAAAGATACGCAAACAGAGATTGATGGAAAGTGGGTTGCTTGCAGGCCAAAAAGACTTCCTGTTATAGATAGCTTCTTCACGCGATTAGATGATGTTTGGCTGGTACTTACTGGTAAAGCAGATGCAATAACTTGGTATAAGCAATAACCAAAAAAAGGGGGGATATCATGAGTTTAGAAATGGATAGATTTAAAAAGAAAATGGATAATCGCCAACTCAAATTTGAAAAAGAAATAAATGCTAAATATGAAAGACTACATGATATTGTTGAAAATAAAATGCGTGATATTGTAATAGCGTTTCTTAATGAAATTGTTGATGTTGACATCTCCACTGGTGAATCAATAACCGCAAAAAACTACGTGACTTAGAAACACTTATTGCATTAGAAAGAGAAAATAGAAAAGCGTAACATGGTAAAGGTTAAGTGATAAATAAAAAGCCCCAAATAAGGGGCTTTTTATTGTCTGTTATTTATCCTCTTTGTCCATAGTTGATGGGTCGTAGTCTTTAACAAATTTACGTTCCGATCGCTTATTAGTCTTCATCCAATTTTCATCTAATCGTGCTTGTTTAATCCTTATCACTGTTTCCCGTTGTTTCTTGAATGTCTCGGCTAATTGTGGATTAATGGCCCAATTGTATTGGTTACGTTTTGGATCAACATCCACCAGCGCGACCCAATTGTATTGTTCCAATGTAGTCATGGCCTCTATCAACATGCTATCTTTCTGGTAGCTGGACATATCGGCTAAACGTCTACGGGCTGAATGTTTCAAGTCTCTCAATGACAACGATTCCGAAAGACTAGAATTATGCAAAATATGGGAAGCAACCCATGAATCAAGCGAATCATCCACCAGCCCACCAACCTCACCAAACGCATGGCGTATTGCCGGTATAACATAACCTCTTATAATACCAATCACCCGGCGCATAAGGTCGCCTGACACTTCCTGGGAAAAAGGTGTTTCCATAACATGTAGAATTAAAGCTAATCTACCACACTGGCCTTCTAACTTACCGAATGCGGTCATAAATGTGTCATGCGACTGAATTAACCGTTCTTCTGTTTTGGTCTGCTCATACCACCCTTGAAAGTCTCTAAATTCTCTCATTGCTTCTGGACTTAATGTGTAAAGTCGGTCTGGTAAAGCAAATGATGTTTTTACAGTCTGATCCCATAATGGTTTAGTGCTGAATGAATCAGGTAATGGTTGCCCTAGTCTGGTCTTATCATGGCGTAGTGGTGCCGGTATAAAACGCTGAATCAACCCATCTTCTGCCATTGACTTCATTGCGGATTTGAAAACCTTGGGCTGAATGTTGCCATAGATACTCACAGCTAAATTTTCACACCAGATAGAACCAGCACCAACACGATCCATTTCATACGGTTCTGACTCAAAAGACATTACCCATGCTGAACGGTCTTCACCACTTCTAGGGTCTGTTATCTTCTTAGCCCACGAGTTCATTTCATCTAACCAGCAAAGTAAACCCCGTGGTCTATCGGCAGCACTACGGACTAATTTTTGGCTAGTGATATCCTGAACTGTTATTTTAACGGGAACGGGTTGTGGCTTTAATTCTGGTACATCGGGAATGGCATTGTTTTCTAGTTGGTGTTCAGCTTTAGAATAAAAGTCTAAAAAGTTTTTGTGAGCAGCGGCATAAGCTGATTCTTCACCCTGCCATTTTAAAAAATCTTTTTTGTATCGGTCACGGTCTGACATTTCAATATCTTTTAAGACTGACATCATTGGTCTTGAGCCGGGTGACTTTTTATCTGCTGGATCACCTATTGTCATTATCCATAGAACAGGTGGCACACGATAGCCTGGGAGCAATTCTAAACGAGTGCGTGAGTCAATGACACCTGATATTACAGCAAGCCCAGCAAAGAGGGGTACAAGTGGATCACACCCTACACTATCGGATATTTCAGTGGCCCTTGTTGCTAGTACACTAGGCCATAGAGATAAATCAATATCGGGCGCTGGTGGTTTAAGACCAGCAAGTACATCCACCAACCCAGTGTAAGGTTGTGCTTCTTGTCCTTCTACAACAACACTCGTTTTAACAGATGAAAATAATTCTTCTATCGATGGAAGTGGTTTTTTCCAACCGTGGTCACGGGCAATATGGAAAAGTGTGCCAATGGTAGTCCCGCCATCCGTATTAAAAGAACGCCAAGAATTAACTAAATCTTTAACCCCTTGGTATTTTTCCTTAGACTGAGCCGACCATTCATCCCATAAATAAAACGCTTCTTCTTGCTGGTCTGTTTGAATACCAGCCCAATGTAAAGCCATGCCCACAGAAACCCATTCATCGCGGCTAATGTCTGGACTAATGAAGTCTAGGGCATAACGTATATCATCCCAAGAGGCATCAATCCCACCATCTGATATATTTTTTACTGAGTCTTGAGCAACTAACCCCTGCCAAAAATTTAATAACGCCATAGGGATAGTAGGTGGTCTTGACCAGTGACCATTGCCACCCCATCGATAGGGTTGCAGTGTTTCGGGGTGTACCCCTGCACTGGGTAATATATCTTGCGCAGTTAAACCGTTAGAGGTGCCACACCTAAAGTCTAAGTAATTGTATTTACCCCCCTGGTTATCCACATCAAGTAGTTTTTTAGAAGCCAAAGCCAAGCCAAAGGGCATTAAGTATAACAATTTACCATGTCCGGGTTTACCCGATTCAATAGTAACAGCGTCAGGGGCATTATAAAGGGCGTTTAAGTCAATATTATGTTTAGCTAACTCAATGACAGCACGATCCCAATTATCTACATCTAAAGCCATAGTTCCTGAATAAGCATGACCAAGGCCAACACCCCAATCATGGGGTAGGTCATTAACACTTTTTAAAGCACATTCTTTCTTATTCCATCCTTTGGTTGTAGGACCCTTTGTACCAGAGGGGATAGGTATTAAACTCCACCCTTGATTAAGGTATGACTCTATTAGGGCTGGGTGTCTTTTTACATTGAAGGAAGCAGGATGTTGGCCTACTTGAGAAGTTGGATTAATTACTGTATTATTCATATTGAACGCTACCTTTGTTCATGATTGTTTCCTCTAGCACTTACCCCGGTGCATCTTAACCCCTTCTTTATCGGAGGGGTTTTTTTTGCCTGTGATTTATATAATACACTGTTTGAAATATTTATTTAATAATTGTTTGACAATGTAACACAACATGTTTAGTATAGCAACTGTGACTTTAAGGAAGCGACGATGACAAAGAAAATAAATTTAGATGTAACACTGCAAGTACGGGTAACAAAATCAACCAAGTTAGCCTTTGTAAAGAAGGCCAATACTTATGGCGAAGCAAGCACTGTTCATCGCGAGTTGGTAGAAGCTTTCGTAGATGATCGCGTTACTATTAAAACTAATCCAAATAAACCAGATATGGGGAAACTATATAATGAGCATTGAACAAACACTAACATCAATCGATGAATCACTAAAAGCACTATTGGCGTTCCATACTAATGGTGGTACTCAAGCAGGTCAACAAGTTGTGCAACAACAACCAGTACAACAACCAGTACAACAACCAGTGCAACAACAACCAGTGCAACAACAACCAGTACAACAACAACCAGTGCAACAACCTGCTGTAGAGCAACAGGTGTTTACACCACCAGCAACCGTTCAAGCGGAAGTACAACCAACAGCGGCATTTACTCCGCCTGGTGCAGTACAGCAAGTAGTAACACCACCTGTACAAACCGGCGCACCTTTTTCTCAACCACAAGAAATGGTGAACTATGTCATGGCGGCTTATCAAGCATTAGGTTCTGAAAAAGGTGCCCAAATTCAAACGGTGTTAACTTCATTAGGATATTCAAACATTAATGATATTAAACCTGAACACTATGCGGCATTGTACCAAGGTGTTGAAGCGTTAAAGGGGTAGGTTATGACAACACATGCAATATTAAGCCCTAGTGCGGCACATCGGTGGATGCGTTGCCCTGGGTCAGTAAGAGAGGGTGCCAAGTATCCTGATAATAGTGGTCCTGCCGCTATTGATGGTACACACACTCACCATTTATTAGACCATTGCTTAAAGAGTGGTTTTCCGAATGCCGTTGCCTTAGTGGGTATGGAATTGAAAGACCATGAAGGAATATTCATAGTCGATAAAGAACGTGCCGAAAGGGTGAACATGGCGCTTGATTATGTGGCAACACGTAAGAAAGAACTTAACACTACGGTGGTTAACGCTGAAGAAAAGTTGAATGGTGGTAATTGGATCGGTCGTGACGATATGGCTGGTACAACCGATATTCAAATTGTGGGTGACACCGTGTTAGAGGTCATTGACTATAAAGATGGTATGGGTGAGGTAGATGTAAAAGATAATGACCAATTGCTCAATTATGCGGCTGGTTCATTATATGATTACTACATTGCCAATGATAATGTAATGCCGTTTGAAGTAGTGCGTATGACCATCATACAACCTAAAATTGTGGTCAAAGGTCTTGAGTCTATCACACACTGTGAAGTATCAACACAAGATGTAGTAGATTACATGACCAAAAAAGTACACCCTGCAGCGATAGCAACGGATGACCCAGAAGCACCATTGATTGCAGGCGAAATACAATGCAAATGGTGTCCTGCTAAAGGTTGTACTGCCAGAGTTCAACAATCTCTGGAAAGAGTTGGTATTGATTTTGGCAAAGTGGATATGGCACAAGTGGCGACTGATAAAGATATTAATGCTTTGTCTAATGAAGAAATAGTGGATTTGCTAGAAGCTAAACCATTAATCCTTCAAATGCTTGCCGGTGTTGAAGAAGAAGCAATGACCCGATTAAAAGCAGGACAGGTTATTGAAGGCATTAAGGTTGTTCGTGGAAGGGGTAGTCGTGAGTATTCAGTTGATGATGAAACAATGGCTAAGAAACTTAAATCAATGGGTGTACCAAAAGATGTTATTTACCCAACTAAACTGATTAGTCCGGCGCAGGTATTTAATGCGGCATGGACTACCCGTAATGATGAACGTAAGTGTTTATCTAAACGCCAATTGGAAACGATTGAAACGAACTACATCAAAAAGACTAAAGGTAAGCTTACAGTAGCCCTTGCATCAGATAGTCGTAAGGCTGAACCATTGGATGCAGTATCGATATTTGCAGGTGTAACACCAACTGAAGCACCAGTAGAAAACAAACAAGTGGTAGAGCAACCAACCGCACTACCTTCATGGTTAACAGGAGAATAAAGATGGCTAGTACATCAGGTGAAAATTTCGTAATTGAGGGTGCAATATTATCCCATCCTCATTTGTTCAAACCAGAACCCTTCATGCAAAATGGTGTGCCACAAGGCGACCCGTTCTACAGCACTGTGTTGTTGATTACAGCAGAACAAGCAAATGTGATCAATACCAAAGCGTATGAAGTAGCACAGAAGCATTATAAAAATCAGGAATATATGCACCCTTCTTTCGGATGGCCTGCTTCACCGGCTAACCTTAAGCCTGATTATGCTAACAATCCACGGTTAGCCCATTTGTGGATGGTCAATACTAAAGCCGGTATGGAGTTTCCACCACAAGTGGTTAATGAGAACCGACAACTAGTGGTAGACCGTGGCACCATCTATGCCGGTTGTGTGGTAGCAGCAGGTCTTAATTGTTATACCCGACCACAACCAGCGCGGCCCGGTGAAGTAGGCCAAGGTATTGGTGTAGGGTTGCAGGCTGTCATGAAAATGGCAGATGGTGAAGCTATTGGTGGTGGTAGTGTGGATGTTAAATCACTATTTGCCGGTGTCCAAGCACAATCACCATCGGCAACTGCATTTACTCCACCTGGGGGTCAACCAGCACCACAGCAAGCAATGCCTAATTTTGGTCAACCGACTCAACAGGCTAACACTGCAATGCCGGGACAACCTTTTGCTACACAGGGTCAACCGCAACAACAGGAAGCACCAGTAGGTCTTCCATCATTCATGAACCAAAACTAGTATTTTCAGGTTCGCCGGTTCTAAGGAGCCGGTTTTCCTGAGAGTATTCAAAATTCCGACAGGCTGCGTTAGGGCTGGTTTAACATTGACGGTGAGCAATGGTTGGGAACTCACCAATAATAATTATAAGCAATGGGGTAATTAAAATGATTGATGAACTAATGAATGAATTACTAAAAAAACTCAGAAAGGTGGCAATAGATAATGTTAACTATCATGAGTGGTCGTTTAATATCTATGTAAATATTCAAGCGTATTATCAATTAATGAGTGAAATACGTGGACCAGTAAGCAGTATGGCACTTGAGTTATACCAACACAATACAATGGGGGGACATCCTGTTCATAGAGTAATTAGTGATAATCATCCCCCTTTTATTATTTATGCGATACCACCTAAAAACCATATCCATGCAACAGGGGTGTATTAAAATGTATAAATCAGGAATAATAATGGGTGTATTTTTAATGCTAGGTCTTTTAGGGTTTCTAAATGGAAACTCTATAATGACTTGGGTGAACCTTGCATCATTCGGTATAGTGCTGGCTTTAGATAATGAATGATATTGTTTACGATCTTGAAACTTACCCCAACTGCTTTTTAGCTGGGTTTAAGCGTGTAGAAGATGGCATGAAGTGGACATTTGAAGTGTCTGATTGGGTTAACCAATCTAAAGAGTTGACTACCTTTCTGACTGAGTTACGAAATAATAACTATCGTATGATCGGGTTTAATAATATCGGTTTCGATTATCCTATTTTACATATGCTCATTAAGATGGGATCTAGTTCAGCTAAACCACTCTATGATAAAGCTATGGCGATTATCGGGTCACAGTATGGACAAGATAGATGGGCACACGGGGTTAAGAAGAATGATTGGTATGTCGAGCAAATAGACCTATTTAAAATCCACCACTTTGATAATGTGAGCAAGGCCACCAGCTTAAAACTTTTAGAATTTAATATGAGGATGGATAACATTGAAGATTTACCATTCCCTGTAGGTCAACCGTTAAACCAACAACAAATTAAAGTGTTAAAAGAATATATGTTCCATGATATTGAAGCGACGGAACGGTTCTTCTTTGAAACAAAACCAATGATTAAACTGCGGGAAGAATTAAGCCTTAAATACAACCGTGATTTTATGAACCATAATGATACTAAAATCGGTAAAGATTACTTCATTATGCAGTTGGAAAACTCAGGTGTTCAATGTTATGAATATGGTGCTGAAGGAAGAAAACCTAGACAAACCAAACGACCTAATATTCATTTAAAAGAAGCTATCCTGCCTTGGATACATTTTGAAAATCCTGAGTTTGAAAGAGTAGTCACTTGGTTACGGGCACAAACGATTACCGAAACAAAAGGTGTATTCAAAGACCTGATTGCCCAAGTAGGGGGGTTAGACTTTGTATTCGGGTTAGGGGGCATCCATGCTTCCTTGAATAATGAGGTTATCGTGCCAAAAGATGATGAAGTATTATTAGACATTGATGTGGAGTCTTACTACCCATCTACTGCGATTGCTCAAAGGTTCCGACCTGCCCACTACCCTGAGCTATTTTGTGATATTTATGCGGCATTAAAGACAGAACGGAAAAAGCATAAAAAGGGTAGTGCTGAAAATGCTGTATTCAAATTAGCACTTAATGGGGTTTATGGAGATACCAATCAGGCGTTTAGTGTGTTTTACGATCCACTTATGACCATGAAGATTACCCTAAACGGTCAACTGTTATTGTGCCTACTTGCTGAACGGTTAATGTCATTAGAAGGTTTCCGATTAGTGCAGGTAAATACTGACGGCATGACAGCAATAATCAAGAAAAATAAGTTATCAGAATTTAGATTTATAGTTCAATGGTGGGAGTGGCTGACTAACCTAAAAATGGAAGAATCAGAATATTCTCGCATGTTTATTAAAGATGTTAATAATTATCTTGCAGAATATAAATAATTACATTACAATAGAAGTATGAATCCTAATAAATTTCTAAAAAATAGACCTTGTATTTACGGTATCCGAAATACCGTAAATAATAAAATATATATTGGTAAAACCAAAGACCTGTATAAAAGGTGTCATCAATACATTTATGACTTCGACACTAGAAGTATCGGACACCTTAATGATTATCTCTATAATGCTATGATCAAAGTTGGAATTGATAAATTTGAAATATTCCCCTTGGAGTTTGCAGAGATTGATAATCTTTCAGAACTTGAACTTAGGTGGATGGTTAGACTGAAGTCAACAGATAGGAACCATGGGTATAACTTAAGAATGGATAGTTCAACAGGAATGATCACGTCTCCCGAGACTTCTCAAAAAATTAGTGATAATTTAAAAAGGCAGTGGGCATCAGGTATTCGGGATGGTCATGCTGAAAAACTACGTGATAAATGGGCAAGTGACCCGACCCGTAAGAAAAATCAAGGGATACTGTTTAGTCAAATAAAAACAAAATACGAGTATGAGGTCTATCACCCCAATGGTGAAATAGAGTCATGTTCCTATGACAGGTTGGTAGAATTAGGTTTAAAAAATGTAATAGTAAACTTTCACAGAAAAAATAGCAATGATGTGAAGTGTAAAGGGTTTAGAGTAATTAGGTTTAATAAAGGGGAAAAATAATGGCTAAAATAAAACGCAAAGGTGCATATGCCTACGAAACACCACTAGACAACCCGAACACCGGGGAAATGGGATGGAATCAAAACTTATCAGCATTAGTCGTGCCTAAGGTTGCTGAACAAGCATTGCTTTATGGTGCAGTTATTCGTGATCTCGTTATGCAACATACCGATATCATGGACTTCATGCTCAGGGTTAAGGTTCCCCGTACATCATTTTTAGTAATGGTGGATGATGAAGGCATAGACCACCCATTACAGAACACCACTAGATACTACGTTAGCACGGAAGGTGGGCAACTGATGAAGATTATGCCACCATTAGCTAAGGACCCTGAGAAGTGGCGCAGGATAGGCGTGGAAAGCGGTTGGAAAGCACAACCATGTAATGATATTGCTCATGCTACTACACCGATAGACTATGAGTATTATATTCAAAAAATTGAAAAACTAGTATTGGGGTTAAGATAATGAGTAAGTATGAAGCAGGGTTTCCAATACATCAACTATCAATTAATTATTTAGAAAATTGGGGGATATTATAATGATTAAATTAATACGTAAATTATTTAACAATGAACCAGGTGAAAAAGTGACTGAAGAAGGTAAAGATTATATTGAGTGGATGTTACTAGAAGGTAAAACATGGAGTTCTTTAACAAATTTAGAGTTAATAGAAATGCGAAAAGAAATGAATGTATTTTCACGTTTCTATAACCTTGTGTTTTATGAAATAGAAAAACGATTGGAGGGATCTAAATAATGCCATTTGTAATTACATCAAAGATAGCCGAAATAATAGGTGTCACGGAATATGATGAAATGTACATCATTCAAGATGAATTACCAAAGTTCTTAGATGATGTGACACCAGAGCAATGGGATGCGAACCATAACGCATTAATTAGATTAGGTGAAGGTGAAGAATGAGTTTACTACGAGACATGACCCCAGCTAACCAGAAAGCATGGTTAGAGGCTAAAATCGAAAGTGATGCACGGGATTTAGTTAAGTCACTAGGTGGTATAGCGTACAAGTTCACGTCACCCTCTCGCATGTCTGTACCTGATCGGGTTATCGTATTACCCAATCAACCCATATTCTTCATCGAGTACAAAAGATGGGGTAAAAAGTGTAGCCCTGGGCAAGTACGTGAAGGAATACTTTTATTACAAATGGGTCACTTTGTTTACTATGTGGATAATAAACCAGAGTCCGACTACATAATCAAAGAATGGGCAAAAGGTGTCCAACCAGACATGTATGAATTTAGTGCCCCTCAATGTAGAGAAATGTTTGAATGAATCATTTAATGAACGCAGATGAAAAGTTTTTCGATTATCAGAAAAATGCAACTAACTTCCAATCCACTCATAATGAAACAGCATTATGGCTAGATATGGGGTTGGGTAAAACAGTGATCACATTAACAAGTGTAGCCCACCTCATACGCACCCAATACCTAAAAGGGACACTCATTGTGGCACCTATCAGGGTCATACGGCTAGTGTGGAAGCAGGAAGCGGCTAAATGGCAACATACTAACCACCTAACCTTCAGTACCATGGTGGGTAACAAAGACCAACGCACTAGGGCGCTTCTCAAGAAGGCTGACATATATCTCATAAATTATGAAAATTTAAGATGGTTGGCTGAAACACTCGACACCTATTACATCAAAAAAGATAAACCGTTTCCTTTCGATGGTGTGGTGTGGGATGAAATATCTAAAATGAAAAACTCAGCAACACAACGAGTTAAAGCATTTATGAAAGTCATGCCACACTTTAAATGGACTACCGGTTTAACGGGTACACCAGCATCGAATGGATATAAAGATTTACACGGTCAATATCTAGTATTAGATCAAGGCCATCGATTAGGAACAGGCAAGACCGCATTTAAATCTAGGTTCTACTACAAATCACCCGGTGGTAAGGAAATACCATACCCTGACACTGAGGAAACGATTAAGGCACTTATTGGTGATATCACCTTACAGATGGCAGCAGAGGACTATAATCCTTTACCCGATCTCATGGTCAATGACATTATGATTGAAATGCCACCCGCTATTCGGGCCAAGTATGACTCATTAGAAAAAGACTTCTTCTTCCACTTGGATAACGGTCAAGGTGTTGAAGTATTCAATGCGGCATCATTAACCAACAAATGTTTGCAGTTTGCCAATGGTGCTGTTTACCCTATTCCAGGTATGCCACTGTGGGAAGCAATTCACGATCTTAAATTAGAAGCCCTTGAAGATATTATAGAAGAAGCCGCAGGAAGTCCTATATTATGCTCATACGCCTATCGGTCAGATGCACAACGGATAATGGAAAAGTTTAAATCAATTAGACCTATTAACCTAACTGATTGTAAAACAGAAAAGTCGTTATTAGATGCAATGACAAGATGGAAAACAGGGGATTGTCAATTGATGATAGGCCATCCTGCAAGTATGGGTCATGGCATTGATGGCCTACAGGCAATGGGAAACATCATGGTATGGTATGGTTTAAATTGGAGTCTGGATTTATACGATCAAATGAACGCACGACTTAGACGACAAGGACAAGGTGCCCCGGTAATGTGCCATAGGATTTTAATATCTAAAACCCTTGAACAAGCCCAAGCCATCGCGTTAGAGGAAAAAGCCACCACCCAAACAGCATTAAGAAGTGCTATTAAATCTTACCGCATGTCCAAAGGTGGATAAACCTTAAACAAATAATACAATATTAGTCGCTGTAGTACCCGTGACGTATATACGAACAGCACTACCAGTAATAGGTAAAAGTGTTCCTGCTAATACAGCAGGATAGGTTCTGGTAGTGCCATCAGAAAACCCAACCTTTACTGCACCGGCTGACCCCATGACGATAAACCCTGTGAAAGCATTTGATTCATCTACTGTGTCACTTGGTGTAGCAGGGACACTATCTGATACATTAAAATTATTACCCATTTTGTACTCCTAAATTATTTACTACTCTTTAACCATTCTAAAATACTTGCACCCACTTCATTCAACCACACAAGTATGAAACCTATTACTGCAAAACTACTCAACCATTTTACAAATGAACCTGCCGCACGACCGACTTTAATAGCACCTTGTGCGGCAACCCATGCATCTATTAAATCTTTGGTACTCTTTATCGAATTGTCTAAAGACTCTGCCAGTTTATTTGTAGCCAACGTATTCTCAGCCTGCGAGTTTATGATATGGTCATGCGATTGAAGAAGTCTCTCATGCGATTCTAACATGTTATCACGCCACTCGCGCTCATCAGCCTGGTGTAACTGAAAGGCTTTATTCTGTTCGTCAATTAACAAGCGATGCTCAACAAGAACCGCTGTGTTCTTTGCAACCGCCTTATCAATCCGATGGATGTCACGCTGGTATACGTCATCGCTCACCATTAATCCCTTTTGAGTCCGTTTGCCCACGCTTGCAGGCTGATTAGTTTGTCGCGTGTATTATTACATATTTCAGCATTTTCTACTGAAACAGTCAGAACATCTATGTCAGTCACGTTGTTCATATCTAGTAATTTAAACTCACTCGGCGGTGTCATTAGATTTTCTGGTGGTGTTGGCATTATCGGGAATGCTATTTGAGTAGGCGGCGTTATATGTGTGCACCCAATCAGCATTAAGATTGCACTTGCCAGCATCAGGACTCTGCACATATTTGATCACCTCTTTGTTTACATAGCGAGTTACAACTTCACGCGCTGAATTTTGTACTTCATATATTTTTGCTTGTGTATCGGCTAATTCAGCGTGATAGCGTTCAAGCTCAACCGACTTATTCATCGCGGCGATTTGAGCGTTGTGAGCGACATTTTCTAGTTTAGCCAGCTCTAGGTTGTGTCGAGTATTTAGGACGCTCCATGTGCCACCAGCACTTATTAAAGCAGATACAATTGAGGCAATGACGGTTAACTTAATCATCAGCCACAACCACTATTTTTATCTATGTCATCTTGCTTCTTATTGTCTTTCAATAAAGCAATACCTGCTGTTGCACCATAGGCACTTAATGCAATACCTATAAACATCACATAGTCACCTGCAGACATCTTATCTATGAAAAGAAAAGCAATAGTAGTTGTAATGCAAAAGAAGGCTGTTATGACAAACCTCGGAGTTTTAAATTCTGGATCACTCATTACACCCTCGTTA